ATGAAGAAGCGAATGGGTGACTGATATGCACTATTTCTACTTACAACTATCAATAGGCATACTATCACACGCTAACATCAGACAAGCACAACTCAAACCCAAGCACACGTTGTTGGAATGCTATGCCGAGTTTGACGATGATTATATCGAACGGCATAAGCTGGTGTACATTGGGCATGGGTGGGAGAAGGATAAGCATATTGTGGAAAGATTGAGGAGGTTTGGAATATGAATGACAAACAACAAGAGTTCCTAGACCTACTGAAGCAGGTAAGGGAAGAGAAAGATATCGATCAGATAGCGGAGTTGTTCATGTCTGTTGTCAGCATGTATGGATTAACTACTGACGAAGTGTGTTCGCTTAGCTATTACATGGTTGATCGTACGTTGCAATCGAATGGCAATAAATCGTTGCTGCGTGATGAGTTTAACATAGATGTAGATAGACTGGGGATCGATGGTAAGCTATCCATCATGAAAGCTATGGTAGCCACCTATACAGATAAGGTGAGCAAGGGTGGCTAGGCCTAAGAGGTTGGCGATAGTCAATGGTAAGCGAGTGTTAGTTGAGTATGACAGCAGACGAGAAGAGTATCAAGAGTACAACCAAGACAGATGGAAACATCAGAATGACTTGATGAAGTTCTACAACTCGAAGTCATGGAGGCAATTGAGTAAGCTAGTGTTGAATGAATACTTCTATGTATGTCGTATGTGCGGAGGAGACGCTACACTTGCGGATCATATCATTCCAGTTCGTGTTGATTGGTCTAAGAGGTTAGACAAAGATAACATTCAACCACTGTGTGAGTCTTGTCATGCTATCAAAACCAAAGATGATAAGAATATATATAATGTATGATTGATTTGAAGGTGGGAGAAAAAACCATATAGGTGTGTAAAGTGGGGAATTATACCCCGTAAAATTAAAAACGGGGTGGGTTTGTGGGGATTAAAAACAACGCTGCTCTCTTCCGTGACCAAAATTCCCTTTTGAAACGATAGGAGGTGTGGAAAATGGGCAGAAAATTAACGTTATTGGATAACAATAAAAAGCACTTAACTAAAGATGAGGTTGAAGATCGCAAATCAGCTGAAAAGCTTGCGGGTGATGGATTGGTGGAGATGCAGATTACTGCACCTAACCACATGAACTCCATTGCTAAACAGGAATACAAGCGAGTGGTCGGCGATTTGCAAAAGTTACCACTTAGAAATCTTGATAGAGCGGTGTTGGAAAACTATTGTTTGTGGTATTCGGTATTCAAAGAAACAAGTAAGAAATTGAATGAAGAAGGTATGACAATTGTTGAAGATGAAATGTCAGTAGAACATCCGCTTATCAAAACTTTAGAAAAGGCGACTAAAAACATCAAATCCACAGCAAGTGAGTTGGGATTGACTGTTGATAGCCGCCTTCGATTATATCTTCCTAAGAAAGAAAATAAGAAGAAAGATATGTTTGATCAGTTTGGATGATAATTATTTCTTCTTAGGCTTTGATTTTGTTTTTTGTGGCATTTTGCTTTCAATCATAGAAGCAACTAGATTGGTTAGCGGTCTTCCGATTGCTTCTTTGTAATTGAATCCTAAAAGTTGCATAGTTTTTAATGTATCTTTATTTAATAATTTAATAATCATTTCAATTGATTCTGCATTTTCTTCGGCTTCGGGGATGAAATCCGAAAGTAAATCTAGGATACTCTTTAGTGTTTTTTGTAAATAATCAATATCTGCATCGCTTATAGTAACGCTCTCGTATAAATCTTGATATTGGTAAGCTATTCTTTCAATATCTTGCTTGTCTTTAAGGAGTCCGTTCACAAGTTCGGAATATACTAAATTTACTTCTTCGATTGACTTTTTGGTTCTAGCTTCTTTTATTCTAGCTTCAACAAAACCCAGTGTGTTGTTTCCAGTTGTTCTTAGTAAATCTGTGGCTAAAGTTGCAAGTTGAGGATCCATAATATCGCTTCCAATCTTTTTTTATTTTAAGTATACCACGAAAGGAGGAATTCATTTGGTAGATTATCAAGCCATACCAGAAGAGTATAGAGATGATACGTACGCTTATGCTGTGTTAATCGTTGATCGTGCTATCGAATCATGCAAGAAGGTCTATGATGCTTGTGTCCGCCATTTGAAAGACCTTCTAAAAATTAAAAAAGCTAGTTGGAAATATCAGTACAATCCAGATGAGGCTAGAAAAGCAATTGACTTCCTAGAAATGCTGCCAGATGTAAAAACAGGCAAAACGTATCCTTTGGCAAACTTTCAGAGGTTCATTATCGGTAATATTTATGGATGGCGGCACAAAAAAGACAAAGGATTGCGCAGATTTAAGCGAGCGTTTATCAGTGTTGCTCGTAAAAACGGCAAAACTATCTTAATTGCTGGTATAGTGTTGTACGAATTTTTGTTCGGAAAGAATCCAGTGATGAGTAGGCAATTATACTGTACAGCTAATGCAAAGGATCAGGCGAAAATTGCATTTGAAATGGCAAGAAAGCAATTAGATGCATTACGCGCCAAGTTCCCAGAAATCAGGAAAGCTACTAAACGTGTTCGTGACGAACTCAAAAACTTGAAAGACGAATCGTATGTCACGTATCTATCTAAAGAAACAGGAGCTATTGACGGTTTCGAACCCTATGTAGGCGTATTTGATGAATATGGTGCTAGTAAGACCAATGAAATGATGGAATTGATTGAATCTGGCCAAGGACAGTTAGACAATCCATTGACTCTGATTATATCGACTGCAAACTTTGATTTGAATGTACCGATGTATCAAGTTGAATATCCACGAATGGCAAATATTCTTGAAGGTAAAATTGAGGATGAGGAACAATTTGCATATATAGCGGAACAAGAAGCGTTAGACGAGATAGAAAACCCTGAAATGTACATCAAAAGCAATCCTATTCTCGTCGTGGAAGCATTGAAAGATAAAGTGATGAATTACTTAAAGAAACGGTGGAAGACCGCTAAAGAAACAGGAAACACCGTTAAAGTAATGGTCAAAAACTTCAACATGTGGACACAATCGAGCGAAGAGTCCTATCTCTCTGCTGAGCATTGGAAAAAAGCATTAATAGAAAAACCAGATATAACCGGCCGCAAAGTTTGGGTTGGAGTTGACGTGGGTCGTACAAGTGATTTGTTCAGTATTTCGTGGGCAGTTCAAATGGACGACTATTTTTATGTAGATTCATTCAGTTTTGTAGCTACTAAATACGGTTTGGCTACCAAAGAAAAACGAGATGGCATGAATTATACTGATTTGCAAAGCAAAGGTGAATGCAAAATCACTGAATTGGAAAGTGGAGTTATTGATTATGACGAAGCTTATGAGTGGCTAGAACACTTTATTTATGACAACGATTTGGAAGTGCAGTGTATAGCGTACGATCCGCATCAATACGGACACATTCTCACGTCTATCGAGAAGAATCATCCAGATTGGCAACAAGTCGAGATAAGACAAGGCACCATGACCCTGAACATGCCAACGAAACAATTTAGAGATGATGTAATTGATTTGAAAGTTAGACATAGCGGCAACCAACTATTAACCGCGGCAATCAACAACGCTATCACCAAAACTGATAATAATGGTATGCGGATTGATAAGAATAAAAACGGCAACAAAATTGATCCAATCGATGCGCTATTAGACGCGTACGCTATGTGCTATACAGAATTCCAAACTGGTGGATACTGGACAGATGAAATGATTTTAAGCGGAGATTTTGGGTTCTAGGAGGTTACCATGAGCAAACTATTTAAATGGCTATTCATAAACATTCATACGCTACTATTATTTGTCGGTATTGCTTTTATAGCTATATCGGCTTTTTTGTACTCTTTGATTGTCGGTTTTCTTGTGCTAGGTGTATGTTGTATAGCTACTAGTTTAATTATCAACAAATCAATGGGATAACTGATTTTAACTAGAAAGGAGGTGGAAAAATGGTATTTTTTCAACCGCTTGGATCAACAGAACAGCAAGTGCAAGAAATGCTGTACGATACACCGTCGTCAAATTCATATGTCGGTATCAAAGGGCTTAGAAATTCAGACGTTTTAACTGCAACGACAATTATTGCTGGCGATATAGCAAGATTTCCGATTATCAAAAAAGACCTAGACGGTAATATAGTTCAAGATGAAAAACTGAATTACTTAATGAACGTTCGATCAACAAGTAAGATTACAGCTCATGTATGGAAATTCGCTATGGCTGTGAACACAATTCTGTGTGGAAATAGCTATTCTAGAATTTTGCGTGATCCAGTAACAAAAGAACCTTTGGAATATGAGTTCTATCCGCCTTCAGCAGTTGTAATTGAATCTGATGATAATTTTGAATCGTTTTATTACATGTTTTATCCGTTGAACGGAAACAAACAGATACGATGTGAACCAGAAGATGTGATTCATTGGAAGTTTTTTAGTCACGATACAATCTACGGTCGTTCGCCTTTGCTATCACTGAATGATGAAATCAATTTACAAGATTCTGGCATTGCAACGTTGCTGAAGTTCTTTAGAGATGGTTTTTCAAGTGGCATATTGGAAATGAAAGGTGGAAAGCTTTCTGGCGAGGCTCGTAAAGTAGCAAGACAAGAGTTTGAAAAGTCTAGAGAGAATTCAACAGGTGGTAGCCCAATTGTAATTGATTCTACCATGGGGTACACACCGTTAGAAGTCGATACAAACGTGCTAGGGCTGATCAATTCAAACAACTACTCAACAGCCCAGATTGCTAAATGCATGCGTGTACCAGCGCATAAACTAGCTGTAACAAACCCTAATCAATCGGTTAAACAGCTGAATGACGACTATATCCTAAATGACTTGCCTTATTATTTCAACGCGATCACTTCTGAACATCAGTTGAAGAATTTTAGCGATGAAGACAGACATAAATATACTCTAGAATTTGACACGAGGTCTGTGACTGGTATGAATCCAGAAGAGGCGTTGAAACTTTATAACGGCGGTGTAATCACCGGAGATCAAGCACTCATGTATATGGGCAAAGCGCCTACTGGGGATGTAGACATGCAGAGAAGAAAAGCGAGTCTAAATTATGTTTGGGCAGATATAGCTGAAAAGTATCAACTGGAAAATAGGCAAAAAAAAGGAGGTGATAAAACGTATGAAGAAACTGATGATTGACGGAGATATCAGCCGTTGGAATGAATCCATTATGGAATTCAAACGAGAAATGAAAGCAGTTGATGAAGAAGAGGATTTGGAAATCGAAATAAATTCTTACGGTGGAGATGCTTTTCTAGGAACTCAATTAGGCAATTTAATCGCTGGACATTCTGGTAAAACAACTGCAATCGTTACTGGAATGGCGGCAAGCGCTGCTACACTGCCTGTTTTTGCTTGCGATGTCATTAAAATGTATCCTTCTTCTCAACTTATGATCCATAATCCGTCAACTTTAGCTTATGGTGATTCTAAACAGCTACGGAAACAGGCGGATAATTTGGATATCACTAAAGAAGCGGTATTAGGAGTTTATACAAATAGGTTGGACTCTGAAAAGGCAATTAAATTTATGGATGATGAAACTTTCTTTACTGCGAAAATGGCTGAAGAGGAAGGAATTGCAGATGAAATAATCAAAGGCAAGGTTAAACCTGTGAAATCTGAAATTTTTGTCGAACAAGCAATGACTTTTAATGAAAAACACATTGTCGAAGAAAACGAAGAAAAACAATCATTAATTAATCAAATGAAACAAGATTTATTGATTGAAGAAATTAAAAACACATTGTGATCAAGATGCTGAAAAGCATCTTTTTTATACCAAAATTTAGGAGGAATAAATATGTTTACAGAACAAATGATGGCTTTAGAGAAAAATATCCAAGAAATGACCGTTACAATTAATACACAGCGAGCTGATTTAGTGAAAAAATTAGAAGCAAACGACGTCGAAGGTGCTACACAGTTGAAGAATGACCGCGAAGCTAATAAAGCCAAATTAGACCAAATGAAAACTGAATTAAACGCTTATACAGCTGCTTTGGAAGGTGATGTTAACTTCAAATCAGGTACATCAAATCAAAATCCGTCCGAACTGACAGAATATAGTATGAACTTGAATGAATTTATTCGATCTAAAGGCCGTCACACCGATGGGATTGAAATGATTGGAGAGGAAGCTGTTGTTCCCGCGGGATTGTTTAATGCGGCTGTTAAAATGGCAATTGATCCTGTTGCAGACGGTGTAAAGAAAGCGGATGCTAAACCAGTATCTTCGGAAGAAATCAGCTATGTTCCAGAACGGGAAATCAAAACCGTTGTCGATTTGAAAAAATTCACACGTATTCATCCTGCGAAAAAAGGTTCTGGGAAATATCCGATCTTAAAACGTGCAACATCACGTATGAACTCTGTCGCTGAATTAGAGAAAAATCCGAAACTTGCCAAACCAGAATTTGATGATATTTCTTGGGAAGTAGTAACTTATCGGGGAGCAATTCCGTTGTCCCAAGAATCTATTGATGATGCAGATGTTGATTTGATGGGGATTGTTGCTGAAAATATTGATGAAATCAGTTTGAATACAACTAATTATGCTATTGCAGAAGTAATGAAAACATTTACGCCTAAAACAATTGCTGGATTAGATGACATCAAGAAAATTTACAATGTTGATTTGGACCCAGCTTACAACAAAGCATTCGTATCTTCTCAATCGTTCTATAATTTCTTGGATACAGTGAAAGATGGTAACGGTCGCTATATGTTGAATGATTCGATTGTCTCCGCTTCTGGAAGAGTATTTGGATCTTATCCTATTTTTCCTGTTGGTGATGATGTGCTTGGGGCAGAGGGTGAAGCACATAGTTTCTTAGGAGATATCAGACGTGCTATTCTGTTCGCTGATCGTAAACGACTTAGCTTGCGGTGGGTAGATCATGAAATTTATGGACAATATTTGCAAGCGGTGATTCGTTTTGATGTGAAAAAAGCTGATGAAAAGGCTGGTTATTTCTTGACTTACACAGAACCTGTTGAAGGTGGTTCGGGGGAATAACGGCACCTCTCGCAGCAGAGGTGAAACCAGACAATAGTTGGCTTAAAGCTGACATTCAAAAATGGTTAGACGATCATGGTAAAGTTTATGAAATAACAGATACCAAAGCAATTTTATTGGAAAAGGCAGGTGATTAGATGAATTATTCGGAACTGATTAACGAAGAGCAATTAAATCAGATCAAAATATATTTAAAAGTAGATATTGATTACGAAGACGATTTGATTAAAGAGTTTTTAGATGCCGTTGCTCTGGAATTAGTAGATGCGATTGATTCTTCTAAGTTACCTACTGATTTCATTGGTGACCCTAGATTTCATCTGGCAGTTAAGAAGCAAGCCAAAGAAGAGTACGAGCATAGAGGTTTAACAGCCGATACGATGCGCTACACCCTTGCTAATGGTGTAGACAATATCATTCACCAACTTCGGGTGAAAGGAGTTGTTCTGGATGATAACACGCAAACTCAATGAACGGATCACATTCTTTGAACGGAAAACAAAAAAAGATGAAAACGGAGATTCTTATCAGTTAGATGAGGATCTCTTTTCTTGTTGGGCAGAAATTGCTAAATCAACTACTAAAGAATTTAGGAATCGTTCGAACGATAAAATTGAAGACCTTAAAAAAAGGCGTAACAAAAAGACACTCTATTTAAGATTCAGGACAGATGTTGATTCTGGGATGTTGATTAAGTGGAGAGGGCTTGAATACAAAGTGATTGACCTTGAAGAAGACTGGCAGTCCAAAGATATGCTGATGGTAACTGTGGAGGTGGTCGAATGACGACTGGTTTAGAAGAAATACTTTCTAACATTCATAAGTTGCAGGTGAACAACAAACGAGTTGCTCGAGAAGCTGTTACGGAAGCGGCTGAACTATTTGCGGATAATTTAGAAGCCAATACCCCAACCGATGAAGGCGAAATGGCTAACGATGTACAGATAACTGGCTTCAAAGGTGGCGCTCAAGGACAAATTGAGAAGGATATCGGTTACGGGAAATCAACTGGTTATCGTGTTAAATATCCCGATGACGGAACTATCCACCAAAGACCACAAAACTTCAAAGAGCGTACCATTCAACAATCAACTCAACCCGTTAAAGAAATCTACGTGAAGAAGATACAAGAGGGGTTGAAATTATGAATATCGAAACCAGAGTATATAAGCTTTTAAGCGCAAGTGATATGCCTAACCTTTTAGACACAATTCGTGGAAAAGCTATATCAAACGAAAATGGTATCTGGAAACACGATATTCCAGAAACATTTCGTAAAAAGGAACTAGCACCTTTTATTCGAATTAACCCAGTATACGAGGGAGACTACGATTATTCAGATGATAGTGCGATGTCTGAAGAACAGAGAGTCCAGATATCGTACTGGTGCAATACAGATACGCAAGCTTATCAAATTAAGCAAATGTTAGATGATGTATTGAAACTTAATGACTTTACAAACTACACAGCAAATGAAACCCCAAGATATAAAGATACCGATATCGACCTGCTGATCAATCACAGGAAGTATCGGTTTTTTGATTGGGAATCCTAAGGAGGAAAACAAATATGGCAACAAGAACAGTAAAAGTTGGTTTAGATAATTGGGAAGTAGCAACACTTGATGATGCAGACAAAGTAACGGGAACACCTACTGTTATTCCTGGACTAACATCTGCACAATTATCAATCACTATTAATAGTGCAAACTTCCAAGCGGATGATGGCTTGTGGGCAGTACTGGATGGCGGTATTTCAGCAATGCAGTTGACGATCGGAAACGCCGACTTGAAGTCTGAAGCAAAAGCGGTTTTACATGGTTTGACATTGGAAGATGGAATGGAAATCTATACATCTGATATGACGATCCCTTATGTAGCAACTATCTTCCGTTCTCGGTTAAATACAGGGAAATTCGTATGGTTCGGCCTTGCTAAAGGGAAATTTGTACCTGGTGGGTATGATTTGAATACACGTGCCGAAACACCTTCTGGACAACCAGATTCATTGGTCGGTAACTTTGAACCACGAGCAGATAAGGTTACACACATTATCACTAGGGAAGACAATGCGGATTTTGATATTGCTAAATTCCGTGCGAAGATTTTTCAACTAGCGGCTGGTGGCGGTGAATAGAGAGGGCGAAAGCTCTCTCTTTTTATATTTAAAGGAGGTTCAATATGGCTATTTCAATTAGTTTCAAAGTCGATGGGAAAATGAGCACTTTCAAAAAAGATGATATTTATTTTTCGGACAATATCAGAGCGGTAAAGCACACGATTGTTCAATCGAAATTCTATAACAGTGATGATCCAACACCTGAAAAATATGAAGAAATGCAAGACGATTTCTGCGAAATGATCGCAGATATTTTTAACAATGAATTTTCAGCAGAACAGTTTAAACGCGGTTTGTCTTTGTCTAGCCACGAGAAAGCGGAAGAAGTTTTCACAAAAGCGCTGGGGGGCAAAGCCGAAAAGGAAGATAAAGAAAAAAAGTAGAACCGCAAACTCCAGAAGAAGTCTTTGAAATTTTAAAGAAGACCGTTAAATCGTTTATTCAAAATGGCTACAAGGTAAATGATGTCTTTAGCATGAAATTGAAAGATATCGCCTTACTCAACGACATGATGGAAGCGGAAATGGAGAGCGAATTAACTGAGGACTTTTTGGACTTATTAATGTAGAAAGGAGGATAAAATGGCAACTAATTTAGGTAACTTGGCAGCAACAGCCAGTTTAAACATAGATCCCTTTCAGCAGTCCACGAGAGTGTTAGAAACACAAATGCGATCTATTGATCGTGCGTTAAAGAGTTCAGAAACAGCGTTTAAGAATAACTCAAAGAATATCGCTGCACAAAAAAATCAATATACTCTGACAGGCAAGCAGATACAAGTCTATACCGCGCAGCTTGATAAACAAAAAGAAAAGTATGAAGGTTTACGAGCGGAAATTGGCGATGTTAACAAAGCTACTGCAGATCAGAAAACGCAGCTTTTAGCAGCAGAAGCGGCTGTGAACAAAACTGCTGGTCAAATCGAATCACTGACAGGCAAATATAATGCTTTAGGCAAAGAAATTGCAGTCAGCGAATCAAATTGGACTAAAAGCGGAAAAGTTTTAGAAGAAATCGGCAACAAGACTACTAAGGTCGGAGATACTTTAAGTAGTGTTGGAACAAAAATGACCATGGGTGTAACTGTGCCGATCGTTGCGGGTGTAACTGCGATCACAAAAGCTGCTATGGATTGGGAGTCATCTTTTGCGGGAGTAAAGAAAACCAATGATGAAATCGTTGATTCGAATGGCAAGGTAATATATAGCTATGATGATTTGGAAAGCGGATTACGTAACTTATCAAAACAATTACCATCAAGTCATGCTGAAATCGCGTCAGTAGCTGAAGCGGCCGGACAACTAGGCATTCAAACTGACAATGTTGTTGAATTTACTAAAGTTATGATCGATTTAGGCGAGTCGACAAACTTAGGTGCAGAAACTGCTGCGACAGAATTAGCTCGTTTTGCCAATATCACACAAATGTCTCAAGACAAGTTCAGCAATTTAGGATCATCGATTGTTGACTTAGGTAATAATTTTGCCACTACTGAATCGGAAATATCTGCAATGGCCTTGCGGCTTGCTGGTGCGGCATCACAGATAGGAATGTCTGAGGGAGATATTTTAGGTTTCGCAGCTGCTCTATCATCTGTAGGTATTGAAGCTGAGGCTGGGGGTTCTGCCTTTTCCAAAGTCATGGTTAATATGCAGCTTGCTGTTGAAAATGGTATCGGATCATTTGATGAACTAAAAGCAATGGCTTCGGATGGCGGATTATCATTTGAGCAATTAGTAAAAGCTGTGCAAGACGGTGGTGACGAGCTTAAATCAGCTGCTTCTAAGATGGGCATTTCAACAACGTCTTTAAAATCTCTTTATAAAGAAGCTGATACAGCTGCAATGTCGCTAATCCAATTTTCTGATGTAGCTGGGATGACTAATGCGGAATTTGCCAATCTTTTTGAATCTGATCCTGCTGGTGCGATTATGGCATTTGTGGAAGGATTATCAAAAGCAGAAGAACAAGGAACGTCTGCAATTTCTGTTTTGGATAGCATGGACATCAAAGAAGTTCGTTTGCGAGATAGCTTGTTACGTGCGGCCAATGCCTCTGGTGTGTTTGCTGGTGCAATAGAAATGGGTAATACAGCATTTGGTGAAAATACTGCATTAGCAGAAGAGGCTGGCAAGCGTTACGAAACGGTTGAATCACAATTAAACATGCTCAAAAATGAAGTGGTAGATGTTGCTATAGAGTTTGGTGGGCCATTTTTACAAGCGTTACGAGAAGGCGTGCAAACCGCTAAACCATTCATTTCAACTATGGCTGATTTAGCAAAGAAATTCAGTGAAGCAAATCCTGAAACGCAACAAGCAATCATGAAATATATAGGATTGGCAGCAGCTTTAGGGCCAGCCACTAAACTAATGGGTGGATTTCTCAAAGTAACTGGTGGAGGGTTAACCGCTGTGGGCAAGTTCAACCAGTGGGTAGGCAAAGCGGCAACTGGGTCAACCTTATTCGGTACAGCAGCTGCTAATGCGGCTGGAAGTAGCGGTGTGGGTGCAATGGTAACAGCCTTAGGTTCTGGAGGGTTAGCAGGTGCAATGCCAGCTATTATCGGCGCTGGCGGGTTGTTAGCAGTAGGTTACGGGGCTTGGAAACTATTTGGCGAAGAAGCTTGGAATTCGGCCCAAAGAGTAAAGACATGGGGCACAGATGTCGGCGAGACTACGGGCGAAACTTTAGGATCTATTAAAAGCGATACGCAAGAAGCAAGCGGGCAATTTTCGTTGCTTGAACAGGGTTTTTCAACAGATACAGAAAAAATTGTTGGCAACTTCGAGAAAATCGGGGCAACAATCGAGAATGAATTAACCGAACAAATAAATGCGTTCAAAGAATCTTTAGGTATGCTGCCAGAAGAAATGCAAGATGCAGCTGAAGAAATTGTTAACTCAGGTGTTGAAAAGCGTGAAGCAGCATTGGCAACTGTTGAAGAAAATAACCAAAGAATTCTAGATATTAAGAAAAAATATGTGGATGAGGATGGTAAGGTTACAATCCAAGGCGCCAAAATGATCCAAGATTTAATGAGACAGAGCACTCAAGAATATCTAAACATAACTGTTGAAGATGCTGAGGCTAGAAAGTCAGTAATGGCAGCTTTAAATGGAGATGTTGAAACTGCATCTCAAGAACAAGCTCAGACATGGTTGCAAACTTTAGGCAAACAACGCCAAGAAACCAAACAAACATATACCCAACAATTGGAAGATTATAAAAAGTATTTAGATGATAAAGGTATTCTAAACACGGATGAAGGGCAACAGCTGGTTGAACTGTTTGAAAAAGCTAGAGATCAATCTACACAATCGATAGATGCGCAAATGGCAATTATTGCTGAAAAATACCCAGAATTAGCAGAACAAATTTTTTTAGCAAATGGACAGTTGATTTCTGGAATGGGTGATGCAGGAGAGGCTGCGAAAAAGTCTAACCAAGACATCATAAAAAATGCACAAGATTTGTCAAATCAATTAGCTGCGAATGCCAAAAAAAATGCTGATGTTTTAGCTTGGACAGCCGATGAATCAACAAAAGCAGGAGAAGTCTGGAATTCGCTTCAATTAGTCGATAAAGAAGGAAATATCAAGTCTAACGCAAATGAGATAGTCACAGAAGCAACTAAAGACGCACAAACATGGAACGATATTAAACTACTGGTCCATGATGCCGAATTAGACAGCAACGCAAAAGATGTTATCGGTGAGGCTGCTATCGCAAACGGTTGGTGGGAAGGTATGGCTTGGGGAGATAAAGAAGCTGTACTTCAAGATGAATTCTCTATCACAATGTACAAAGCTTTGGAAGATTCTGGAAAATGGGATGAAATGTCATTCGATGAAAAGAAAGCATTTCTATATTCCAATACTCCTGAAGTAATGGGAGAAACTATGCTCGAACTAGGTTTATGGGAAGAGTTTCAGCCTGAGATAAAAAACCTTAATGCTGAGAATTACGATTTATTGAATGCTTTAAGTTTTTCAGATTCAGCGTTAAATGAATACAATTCAGTCGACCCGGACTTTAAAGAGTTGTTAGCATCAGACCCAGCAACAATTACTTACGATCAATCGAAGACGATGTTAGAGGAATACAATAAACTCTCGCCTGAATTGAAAACTTTACTTGGGCAAAATACTGGTATGGTAGCCGTTGTAACAGCCGCTCAAAGAAAGATTGAAGACTATAACAACAGATACACTCCAGGAGTTAAACATCTAAACGCTACATCCGACACTAGTGCTGTTGATTATATGAGAAACCAAATCAATAGTATTCCTAACTACACAGAAAAAAGAGTTGCAGTTGTTTATGAAGGTAGGAACACAGGACAATACGCTACAAATGCTACTGGTAATCCTTATTTCGAAGGTGGACTTACATGGCTAGGTGATGGTGGTAAAGCAGAACCTTATCTCACCCCACAAGGTCAATTTGGAATTTCGCCAGCAGATTGGACTATGTATGATTTGCCACGAGGTACAAAAATTTGGCCATCAGTTCAGAAAATGATGGATAGTATACCCCGTTATGCAAACGGAACAAAATTTGATGATACGAATATCTCTAGAATAGGAAATGTGTTTTCTTCGTCTGCAAACAATGGTGGAAATGGTGCGTTGCTATCCGCTAAATTGGATCAAGTTATTTCGTTGTTGGGAAATCTTTTAACTAAAGAAAACAATTGGAACTTTGAGGGTATTGTTCAATTAGAAAACAAACGTCAAGTTGGTAAGTGGTTAGCTCCAACTTTGAAAAATCTAGAATCTAATTCAGAGACGATACAAAATATCAAGGAGGGGAAATGATTTGAAAAGAACTATTTCATTTAATGATAAAGAGTTAGAGGTAGATAGCTTAAAAACAACAATCAAACCCCTTTTTGGTATTAGTAATACCTTGGTTTCTAGGTCTAATTCTATTTCTAGAAGGATTGGTAGTTTTGAAGTAAATGCCAAAATGATTACATTGTATTTCGCTATTCAGCATAAGAGTAATTATGAAACTATAGAAAATATTGGTGATTTCTTTTACACTTCGGGTTTAAGTAGGTTGATTAATCCACGAGATGACAGGCGTTACTTTTTAGCCAAAACAGAGGGGGAAATTGATTATATAGAAGATGGTAACGTTGTGTACTGCACAGTAAATTTGATTGCTCCAGAAGGATTATCAAGATCCGTAGAAACAAAAGAATTCAAATTTCTCACAACAACAGAAGGAACGATCGCATCCGTTCAAAATAACGGGACATATCAGACACCGATAGACATTGACGTCACATTTACGAGCGATGCTAATTCTATCGGTTTTGTTTCGCCTGATAGAATTGTGCAGCTAGGAACTTCAATTTCAGAAGACGCTGACCCAGTTAGCCCGACTGAAAAAGTTATGAATGATGCTATGGGGTCTGCTTCCAGGAATCTCTGGTCACAAAATACAGGCAGACCAAGATGGCGTTTTGATGATGGCGATCACACTTCGAAAGTCGAGGGTTCGTTGACTTGGGGGTCAGAAGAAGTTTACCCGGCATCTTATGGAACGTGGGATAAAGAAACCACCGCGGGCTATTGGCACGGGCCGACAGTTACAAGGCTGTTCACCGAACCTCTTTCTGATTTCGAAGTGTTCCATCGTTTGGAATTTAAACCCACAGGGAACGCTAAACAAAAACCGACGTGCCAAGGGTTGATCGAAATCAATTATTCTGATGCGGATAATAACTTTATTGTAGGTTTTGAAATGAAAGACAATACGAATGTCGCCGATGCAGTGACGTTTTCGTTTTTTGTTGGTGATTATCGGATTTACGAAGCCAACTTACCGAAAAGCGTAATCAACTACAACGGCGGATTTTTTGGATCGATCATGATGAAAAAAATCGGTAATGAGTTTACTTTCAAGCTGGCCAGAATAAATGGATCCACATGGAAAGAAACGTGGAGTGAAACAAAATCGTGGTTCAACGAAAATGTAGCTATGTTATCTGCAAGTGTGATTAATTGCTACATGGCGCAATGGAGAGATTTCAGACCGATGAATGCAAGGCTTACACATACTAGGATCACTAAGTACAACACAGAATCAGAAACGATCATTCCAAAAGTTTTTTATGAAGGAGACATTTTGAAAGTGGATGGAGAAACGAACCGCGTCTATATAAACGGTATCCGAGATGACAGTTATCGTGTGGTTGGCAGCAGTCAGTTTCTTCTGGCTGAAAAAGGAGACAACGAAATTATTGCAATTTCTGATGGTACTTTTGATGGCGGATTAACGATAAGGGAGAGATACCTATGATTTACCATTTTTTAGATAGACAATTTAACCCTTTGACGTTTGTTGATACTGAGGCTTCTGATGGCATTGCGATTCAAGACGATATTCATACAGTGGGTCTTACAAATGGCACGCTGCTAAACACTCTAACCATGGATGTACTTAAACAAACTGGACCAAGGATAAATGATTATGATCCAAATGCACCGTATGAATCGTCTTTGATAAAAGAAGGAGTCAATGTAGTTTTCCAGAATGACCATCAAGAAGATGTCTGCCTTTTTGTAAGAGCCATAGAAACAGAAGAGGAGAATGTAAGACCTATTTCTTGTATAGATATCGGTACCGAATTAAGGAATGGATCAGCTAGCTTATTTACAAGCACAAACCCGCAGTACATTGAGTACTATGTGAATCGTGAACTTTACGACACAGGATGGTCTATCGGCTTGAATGAGCTAGGAACGGACATCAAACGGTTAGTCGATACCAGTGTAGATGAAACGCCACTATCACGTCTGCAGAGCATCTGTGAAGCGTTTGGTTGTGAGATGACGTTCACTGTAGATTTCCAAAATATGAAAGTGCTGCGGAAATTAGTTAATATCCGTTACAAAATTGGGTCTGACAAAACAGATAAGGTTTTATACTCTGGTGTCGATGTGATCTCAATGCAAAAATCAGTTGATATCGATAACGTGATTACCGCTATCAAAGATACTAATCAAGGGTTTAATGATTTGAGTACAGGCGATGGACGTTTCCTCACTAGAAAAGGTGAGTCTATAGTTTATGATCGTGAAGCAAATGCTTTGTACGGCCGAGGAAATACTTTTAATGAACGATTCAGCGGCTGGGTCACAGGGAATTTCGCTAGTGATAGCACTGCTCAAATCGAAAATTATAATCAGGCTGTGGCTATTTTGAAAGAAAGAAGCCAACCGACATTTTCAGCAGAAGTCGATTTGCTATTTAATGATGGCGATTTTGAGATTGGCGACTGGTTGACTTTCTTAGATGAGGATTATAATCCAGCGTTACGTTTAAAAGCTAGGGTGTTATCAAAAGAAATCCACCGAAGTAACCCTGCTGAAAATAAAGCGGTTATTGGCAACTATCAGTTACTGCAAAGCTTGATCAGCAGTGACTTACTAGCACAACAACAGCAGATGAATAAGCCAAACAGTATTTACCTGGTTAAATTGATTGCTGATAATGGGGTCAGTTTTGTAGACGGTGAAGAAAAAACGACAACGATCAACGCAACTATCTTTAAAGATGGTGTCGATATTACATCCACTGTTTCGTCAGAAGATATCTTGTGGTTTAAAGTGGATAAAGACGGCAATCACGATATCGCCTGGGAAAATTTGTATAAGAATGCTGGATCAACGGTACGGGTATCCGCAACAGACTTTACAGAAGTTTCAAGCATAAGATGTGCTTTAACAATATTTGATAATAGATTCGTACAAGCAATTTACTTTTTAAATGGTCTGAAAAATGCAGCGAGGAAAGTGCTGCGATTGCAGTCAAAGGACACGGTCACCAGTATTCACATTTCTGATACTCACTTTGCTACAGATACGATCATTCGTGACGATTTAGAAAACTATGGGCGAAGCAATAATCACATCAAAAATGTAGCTGAATTTACAAATTTTGTGGATGTTGATTACGTTGTTTTGAATGGTGATACGCATGACGGAACTACTGCAAACAAATCAATTGCATTATCTAATTACAAGCAAGCAATCAGTACATTAGGGATGTCAGGCACACCTTATTTTGTGACTTGGGGTAATCATTGCAACAACAATTGGGGAGATAATCGTACAAACTCGATCAACAAGACAGTGAAAAATTACGGAGCCACAACTCCACAAACGGCCTTGCACGGTATGTTGAAGCAAGTAATTACCAATAATGAGATGTATGATGTCGCAACCCGGCCAAGTACTATTTTTGGTATCGTAGAAAATCCAGCTGACAAGATGGGGTATTACTACTATGATGTTCCGGATAAAAAGAATCGTGTCATTATTTTGAACCCTCAAGATGTACCGTTGCTACTGGATGATGATGGCTACGCTAAATATATCGGCATCAGCGTTTCTGGCTATCGGCAGCCGCAAATCAAATGGTTTTATGATGTATTAAAGAATACACCAGCGGATATGACTGTCTCTATCTTCCAGCACTTCCCATTCGGCAAGAGATACGGAAACCTGAGCTATTACCCCTATAACTACGAAATGATTGACGGGATTATAGATAGCTTTGTCACTGGTGGAACTTATAGCCGAACTTATAGCACAAATCCGGATTTTGCAGCAAGTATTTCTTGTGACTTTAGCGGTCGCAAAGGGGCACTTGCTTTTTTGGCGCATGGACACATGCATGTGGATCGAATTACAAAGGATGCAAACGGAACGGTGAACTACTCCATCGGTTGTTCTGTTAGTCGTCCGAAAAAAGAACAAGGCGACCGGCCATTGGGAGAGTTGGAAGAAGACTTGTGGGATGTGATCGTATTGAATACAAAAATGAGACATGTTGATCTGATTCGCTTTGGCAAAGGTGCTGATCGGTCATTTGATTATTAGGAGGTGGTATTTTTGGCGATAGTACAAGATGAAGTTAGCTTAGTTCAAGTTTCAAATGGCAAACCTACAGGTGTGGTCAGTCAGCCAACGGTTCCTGCTGATCCTTATGATGGCATGCTTTGGCAAAACACAGGCGATTCCAACTATATTATTGGTGCTACATATAGTTGGAATGGGACCATGTGGAATTTGTATCTTTTCATGGCGGAAAATATCCTAGTCAATACTTTGAATGCTATCACAACAAATACGGGCGCTTTGAATGTTACTGGAGATTTAACAATGGCTACAGATAATACTGTGATCAAAGGCTCATATGATTACGGTGATGCTTTAGGCGGCGCTTTTAATGCACGTTGGTTCGAAGGTAGATTTTCCCTTGGTAGGCGATTTAATAGTTACTTAGGGGATGTCTTTAATCTTAATAGTAGCGGCGGTAAAGGATCTTTTATGCACTACGCTGAATCATATTACGGTTTAGATTATTTTAAACTGCGCCAATACGTCAGCAGCACTGACAAAACATTGCTATTTAGGACAGATGTAGATGCGTCGGGAATTTCGATGGGGACAACATTCGGTACTGAAAATGTTGCGATAAGTCCTGATCTAGGTGGGTATATCAAAACAGGAACCCTAAATACTAAAACCGTAAATGTATCAGAAACAGTAACCACTAACGACCTTACGATGAATGGTATCGGTCGGTTTTACGGACAACTGATGGCAGGCAATATTGATGCAGATACCAATCGCACTCAATTATCTATCAATTACAATCGTGATTTAGGCAGGATACTACTTTCTAAAGACGATACAGGTAGATACGTACTATCTGATACGATTTACGAGCGAACATACTCCTCTCAACCGGCAGTTTGCATTACTCCCGCTGGGACTTTGGGTAGACTGACATCTGCTTCTAAATACAAACTCAACATATCAGAGATTAGTAATTTATACGAAAAAGGGATTGGCCTTCTGACGATTAATCCTCGAAGATGGAACGATAAAACTGAAACTGAGAGTTTAGCAAATGCATTAACGACGGGCGAGAGTGAAACTGTTGATAATGTTAAATTGACTCAATACAACGGCTTGATTGCAGAAGACCTGTCGGCCGCTGGTTTAGATGACTTTCTTTTTCGAAATGATTCAGGGGAAGTCGAAGGTATTGAATATGACAAGCTTTGGACTCTGTTGATACCTGTGATAAGAAGCCAACAAAAATATATTGCAGAGCAAAATGCAATTAACCAGCGACTATTTTCTAAATTGGGGGAATTAAAGAATGAATGAAATAATTATCAGTCCGATTGTTAAGCAAGCAGATGATACCTTCAAGTTGAGTTATCAAGCGACTTGGAAATCAGGATCTCATACATCTGGTTTCGTATTTGTGTCAACTAGCGAGTTTGAAACAATGAATTACGAAAAAATGCAAGATTATATTGCTCAAAGCGTTATAAAAGAAATGTCAGTTTTGTTGGAGGGGATTAGTAATGGAAGTTGATGTTCAAATGGTTATTCAAAAATTATTAGAAAAAATTGCCCAAATAGAACTTGAAAATGCGCAACTTAGAGTAGCGCTTGAAACTGCCGTCAAATCAAATGAAACTTCCACCAGTGAGGGGGATAACTAAATGGAATTTATCAAGCAGCAAACAACTGAAACAATAGAAATAAATTCTAAATTCCCAGAAAAAAAACTCAACGCTGAATGGATGTCGTACGACAAAAACGTGCACAAAGTAGTGGTGCCGGTTAGAACACAATCCGGTATTGCTTTCCAAATGGATGAAGTTGAAGAAGTTTTGGTCTATTTGAAATACCCAAAGGGATCGTTTGGACCTTTTGACGGGATAGTAGAAGACGAAGAACAAAGGACAGTATCTTTTGAGGTTCCAGATGAAGTTAGAGGTCAGACTGGAACGGTAAACATTTCTGTGATGCTGAATCTTTCAGCTGGACGTCAGGTTGATTTAGTTAAGTTTACGGCTACCGCGCGTCTATCGGCGGTCGATTCTGAAGCGCCAGCAATGCAAGAGTATTATCTGCCGATGTACGAAGACTTAGTTGCGGATATTGAAGTGCAAAAAGAAAAGTTTGACGCTGCCAGCATCTACAATAAAGCGGAAGTTGATAGCAAGGTTAACCCTTTGGTAAGCGGAAAAGCCGATAAAACCTATGTAGACAGTATGCTATCATCGATTGCTCAAGGCGGTCCAAGAGAACTTTTTTACTCCTTGGCAGCATTGAAAGCGAAATATCCTATCGGTGCAGATGGAACATACTTAGTTTTCGATAGCGCAACAACTGACGGTGCTCATTCTTATATGTGGGATAAGAGTTTGCCTGGTTGGAAAGATTTAGGTGTCTATCAAGCGAAAGAAATTGGTGTGAACGCTGTTAACACCACTAACGTTGTAGACGGGGCTATCTCTACCCCAAAAGTAACTAGATTGGTTCAAACCGGAAAGTTTATTTCTTCCCAATTGATATATGTAGATTTTGAAAGTGGGAGCATAAGTTTTCCTGAAGGTAATTTGATTTCTGGCAAATATAGACAGGTAATGAGCGCACAAGATATTAGCAATCTAGATATAACAAAAGCATATATTATTTACTATGATTCAATAGCGATTAAATTTACAGCAATCCCAATGGATTCAATATCGTCAGTGGAACAAACCAGTATTTTCTTTGGATCTGTACAATTCCCACAACGTACAGGATTTATGAATGGAAATTTTACAGGTAACAAAGTTTCAAATACCCTTTTACCATTCAATTTCCAAAAAGTACTGATACAATCCAGCAACCGAGATTTTGCAATAAAATTAAATGGTGCAGATAGCGTACTTTCTGTACCTGAATGTGCAGTTTTAATGTCGAATGATAATTATGCAGTTGCAGCATCTGAGGTTCCTTTTTCAGCATCTGAGTCTGGCAATACAGCTTTGTACTATATATTTTTTGACGCTTCTGTCAGTAAATTTGGCGTTGTTAACTCAACTAAACTAAATCGGTTAAACGGTTATAGTTCTATAGTTGGGAGTTTTCAAGCGCAAACTTATTTTTACGATTTTCCGGCAAGGTTAATTATAGATAATAGAGCAGTCAAAAGAGCGGAAATTACTCAAACAAACAGCCCTGTTTTGTTACCTATTGAGGGTGATATAAACGTGTCATTTATAAATAAAAACGTGACAATCCCTGCGAGAGTATTGAGTTACTATTACAATACCTATTTAGGTAGCGACAGCATAACAGGTGGACAGGATATAACGATATCTTTCCCAGACGATAACAGTCCTGTCAGAATACTGTTTTTTGACACAATAAAAAAAGAATTTTATTTCCTCTCGTCGATAAATCCTGGACAAACAAGAGTGGACAGTCTTTTGATTATGGTTTTCCACACGGATACCAAAAAAGTTTTTTCGCCATTCAATATTACAATCGATGCACAAGAGGTCATTAATGGAAAAGTCTACTCATATTCCAGATTAGAAGAACGTAAGAATACATCAGCAACCGTAGGCATAGCTAGAGTAGATGTCGACACCAAAGCAAACACAGTCACAACTTTTGAGTTCATGGCAAAAAAAGATTCAGAAGATGATGACTCCTTTGAAATCCGATTTTATTATGATAAGAATGGTAACGATGTTGTTCTTGCGTATCTAAAACCTGATTCTACTAGGTGGAAGCCATATAAAGTAAAGCTTAACACTCCTTTTCCTGGGGCAGCTAAATTGATTTGCAGAGGTAACGGATCAATAAAAAATAGTCTTGCAAAAAACCAGACCCCACATAAAACTCCTAGTGAATTACGAAATATTTTGTCATTATCTCATCGTGGTTCTAGTTAT